TGAGGTGCAGATATTTAACGGGTACCCATGTCTGGGCACCGTCTTGGTAATGTATCAGAATTTCGAAATCTCGACCTCGGATAGAATAACTACATAAGACGTAAAAAGCGCATCTGCTTAATATTCATAGCGCAATTCCGATAAAAGACTGCTAACGGGTAAGCCGTTATTTTTTAACATTTAAAAATATATACAATGGCTAAATCAAATCCGGCCCCGAAGGGCTTTAAAGAAGACAAGAATCACGACAAGAACCAAAAGAAAATGGACGCTTCTAAAAAAGAAAAAGAAAAGGCTCACAAGGTAGGAAAATAAAATATGAGAGACGAAATAGAAGGATAAAAATAATGGGTGCGTGAGGCTAACGCAACGTAAATACCTAAGTCACTTCCATTTTACGGAAACACAGCTTATCAAGGTCTGCATCGTAAGGCAGGTAGTTTGAGAGTATCTATTTAATAACTCCAAAATTGCGAAAGAGTGAAACGGATATATAAATCACGCAGGTCTCATAAGCCTCGCAATAGCGGGTTCGACTCCCGATTTTTCGCAACGCATCCGGATAGCGACCGGAAAATTGGAAAGACTTCGGGGGGGGGTCCATTGAAAAATAAAGCCCGACCATGATTTGGTAGCTCAACTGGTAGATCGCTACACTGATATTGTAGAGGTTGCAGGATCATGCCCTGCTCAAATCACCACGTACCGCTCGGTAATGCAATATAATATTTAATAATATGGAAGAGGAGACATGGAAATCAATAAGTGGTTACGATGGTATTTATGAGGTAAGCAGTTTAGGCAGGATTAAATCATTGTCTCGACCATCCCGCAGCGGAATTGGAAATTATGCGAAAAAAGAAAAAATACTAAAAGTCGGATTGAATAGCGAAGGATACCCTACTGCTACTTTATACAAAAATGGAACCAAAAAAACCATAAATGTTCACCAATATGTTGCAATTAGCTTTCTAACTCACATCCCGGATGGGCTAAAATTAGTTATTGATCATACTAATGGAAACAAGGCTGACAATAGGGTTATAAATCTTAGAATTGTTACTAATAGATTTAATTTGTCTTTAGGCAACAGAAAAGATAAAAACAAATTCTCATCTAAATATGTTGGAGTATGCTGGAGTAGTAAATCAAGGAAATGGCAGTCATCTATAGTAATTAGCGGAAAGAAAAAGCATTTAGGAATTTTTATTAACGAACTCGATGCCTCCGAAGCATACCAAAATGAATTATTAAAACTAAAATAATTTCCATCGTTACCTTTTTATTTACAAAAACCCCGCTGTTTCGTACATAGCGGGGTTTACTTTTACCAAAAAGGCCAGACTGAATTATTTTGTCAATGCCGCATTTAATTCTTCCTTCTCGTTGAACTGGTTCATGCCAGCGCCGCCTCTATTAGCCGCCGCGTCAGCAACCTTCTTGGCTGCCAAATCTTCCTCTTTTTTAGCGTCAGACTCATCCTGTCTTTTCATCCGATCTTTTTCGTTAGACGCAGAATATGGATTTAGTTCATTTCCCGTTTCTCTTGATATGGTCTTAGAGGTGACAGAAGCGTTTAGATTCTGAATTATCTCACTATCGTTTTGCGGCACGTAAATCTCTATGCTTCCCTGCACATCAAGATTTTCGAATTCCGCGCTTCTACCAACTTCAATTCCATAACCATATTTAAAAATTGCAACCATATCATCAACAAACTGGTTGTACTCTTTACTGTCCGACATTCCCTTTTCAACCGCTGGTGAGTAGAGTATCTTAACAGTAACACTCGGTAGGTTTCCACCAGAGCTAACATCTGGAGGTAGAACCGTGAACGAGCCAGTGAGGATGTTTTCTTTTAACAGGTTTAGCGCCAATTCAAACGTGGACGCAGCATCAGCCCGTTCTAAAAATTTTGCATCTGATTCTTTATCTCCAAGAACAGTCGTCGGTTGTCCCATCGCATCGTATCTTACATCAATGTTATCACCTTTTAGGAATAACATTCTGAACGCATAGGATTGATTATTTTCTAACAATTGCGAAACGGCTATTTCGAAATCGTCAATGGATGGCTGGACTCCACTCCAGCAAGCCCCTCCATTATCACGCATATAGGCCACCGGGATACGATCGAACCCGTGAGATTGCCTACCGACTACCACCCAGCCGGAAAGACCGAATAGCTTCTTAGCAAATTTTACAACAGATCCACCAGCCACATCACGTTTGTACGTTGTCACCATAGCATCATCATAGACGTCAACGAATTCATTTACGACATTTATCCCGTCCTCTTCATATTGTTTGTATTTCCTTGCGAATAGTTTTAGTTTCCCTGTAATGGAATCATAATGAGGATATAAGACCTCATCGTTAATGTATGAAAATAACCTCCACCCCAGCTTACCCTTATTTAGGTAGAAACAAATAGCGCCATCCCCTGTTATCTTAACTGACTTTGCCGCTTCATACCATCCGACCTCTAAATTCTTCTTAATCCATCCCTGTTTAAGTGCAGTCATGGTCTTATCCTGACTTTCCTGTAAATCTACATTCGCATTCTTGAAGACAATGGGCTTACCCGTGAGGTGCGTTAGGTGTTTTATTGTAATTGTGTTCTGCCAGGACGAGCTATATCTTTGGACGTAACTAATGTAAGTCTTGCCCTCTTCGTCCGTTTTCTGCCGATCAGGGTAATAAGCCGGGTTCAGTATTTGATGACCAGATGGGTAGTACTCCCTCAAAAATACATCCTGATTTATCGTTCTGTACATCGCCATGCTTGCTGGAACCTGAATTTTGGCCGTATCCGTAGTTTCCATCCCCGACCAGACTACGGGATTTGGCAGAATTCTCCTGAACGGAGCCTTTAGTAAGATCTCATTAACGTCGTAAATTTCCATATCGTATTGTATTTTATATTATTATAGCATTCCTATATTATGAAATGACCCTTTTTTGTCGTCTATTCCTTCCCTCTCAAATATCATCTCAATAGCATCGGGTGAGTGTCCAACGAACTTTTTCATCTCCGGCTTGGATATTATTTCAAATCTGCCATTATCATTTTGCTTTCTACGGAGTGCGTTTTTTTCAGATAGCAATCTGTCCTCAAATGGCATTCCTGCAAACATTCTAAGCCGGAGATCTGGATTGATACTATATTTACCCTGCTTAACGGCCTGAATGAACTTTTCAGCACACTCTGATTTCTGATTATTCCATATCTTCTGATTAGATGCCGCTTGTTTATTATTAAAGCCAGAAGCCTTCTTAAAATATCCCTTTAGGAACAAACCAAGTCCATTCTCATCATATAAAAAATTTTCCTCCCTGATACTATGCACTTCCAGGAAGTTTCTACATATATCAACAGCCTGATCGGATAGAACTCCATGAAATGCAAGAAAATCCTCAAGATGCTTTCCTTGCCATGCTCCCAAAACGAAAAAGTCACCAGTCAGCGCGACGTCAGCGGTGCAACATCTTCTCCCTTGCGTTTGCGGAGTATTGGTAAATAGTTTTTCAATATCCTCAGCGGATAGCAGTGCTTCTGACTCCTCATCATCTGCCCATATACCCTTTATATCCTTTACGGATTGATTTCCGCCCTGCTGGGCCAATCTTCCCTTATAAGATGGGTCTTTGGCTTTGAATATTTTATTCTGCGAGTACGAGCCCTCTATGAAGCAAAACGAGGCTATTAGTTTTTTATAGTCCTCCCCGTCATCCAAGATGGCGTCTATATACCCTTTGGCTTTTTTATAAACCTCCTCCTTTGTATTACCCCAGGATATTTCATCAATAGTCTTTCCATACTTATAGAAATATCTGATTTTTCCAGACCTTTCAGGGATAATGGTTTTGGTATCTTCGTTTATGTACCACTTTATAAACTTATGAACCCAATGGCGAGACGATACGGGATTACATGAGGCTACAAACCTATTTTTCATCCCAATAGTATTTCTATTACTCGCCAGTAATGTAAAAAAAGTATCTATCCTAAACTGAGGCAACTCATCTATTATAATATAAGGTATCTCGACCCCGCGATACCTCTGGTCAGCCTTGTCCTCAATAGCCATGTGTTCATAAGTAATCCTGGCTCCAGACGGGAATTTCCATTCCATATCCGCCATACCGTCGGCTATCTTTTGATATAATATCTGACTTGTAGCCCATAATCCATTTTCTAAATCCGCCTTTTCTCTACGGAATCCGTGGCATGAAAATAATGGGTTTGAGATACCATAAACAGGTAATAAGTTCATTATCAAACTTTTACCACTTCCTCTTTTTCCTCCAATTATAGCAACATCAGCGGGACAATAACATACCTCCTCCTGGAAGCCTTCTTGCGGAACAAAACTTGTTATTTCTATGCCGTCGTGAGCCTTCTGTAGATTTTCTTTTTCTATCCACCTTGCATATTTATTTGTATATACAGGCTTACCCTTATATGTTAAACCACTCCAAATTTGAGCTATCATTCAATATATTTTCAACAAAGATAATAAAAAAAAACTTTTTTGCAAAATTTAACATAAAAGTTTTGCATATTAAAAATAATTGATTATCTTTGGCAATGTTAAAAAACTAAAATAAAAGTTAAAACACATGAATGAAATTGAAAAAGCGGTCAAAACGGCTTATGCAAAGTACGGGTTGAAAGCAGCAACAATCACAAAACTGGTAAACAAAATTGAGACTAACATCTCCGCTTTGGGTACTTTGGATCCTGACAAATTGACAGAAGCTATTACAGCTCAGATTACACAGTATGAGGCTTTGGCTGAATTAACCCAGACCGAGGCTGATGCAAGTAGACAGAGAAGTCAGTACGTTCCAAGAACGGAACAGGCTGAACCAGAACCAGTTGATTTGGAAGGTATTTTGAAACGAGTAACAAGTCCGCTTGAAAAACAGTTATCTGACATGAAAGCGAAACTTGACGCTCAAGACAAGGATAAGGCAAACCAGTCTCGTCTTGCCTCTATTAAAAATCTAATGAAAGCTAAAGGGGCTACGAAGGAACCTGTACTTCAAGTCGTAGCAACTGCGGACACATTGGACGAAACTCTCACTGACGAACAAATTGCGGAAAAATTACTTCCGGCTTTTGATTCTAAGATGACAGAGTTTTATGGAGACGGACATGCGCCAAGATTACCAGAACAAGGTAAAAGCCAAGTTTCCGAACAAGGTCAGAAACATACTGAAAGTGTTCTTGATAAGGCGGTTGCTGGTATGGGGATCACATCCAAAACCAAGTAAAAACGAATTAAAAATAATTTAAACTAATTAAAATGCCAAGAAATTATAATGCTTTTTCACGGCGCACTATCTCTTTTGGCGGTGGTGTTCCTGTGTGGGCTGAATTTCCAAAACAGTGTGAGGGTGGGGGTTTAATTACCAACACTTTCGAGGAAGGCGAAATTGTGCCTGCCGCATCTCCTGTGGAATTCAATATTGATACCCATGCTGCTAAGATTTTGAAGGTGTATAAGGTAAAGGCTATCGCTGATTC